CCGCGCGCCGCGTCGCGCGCTCGCGCGTCGACCCCGGTTCCTTTGGTGCTTGGCCGAGGACAGCCACCGAGTCCCCTGTCTCTGTGCGGGGAGGGGTCGGACCCAGAGTTTGTAGTTACACGCTGCATGGTCATGCAGGATGCGCTGCATGCCGCCAGGCAGTGACAGATGCGCAGCGATGCGCCACCATCGGGGCGGATCAGGCCCGGCTAGGCCCGACCCGCCCCCTACACGGCCGACGTCGAACGGAGACGCCAGGTGCACACTCAGCTTGCCCTCGACTGGGGCGACGATCCATCCCCGCCATGTGAGACATGCCGTCCGCCGAGCTGTTCCCCGAGCCCCGACCCTCTCGAGGCCGAGCCCGCCGCGGACTCGACACCACTCTGCGCCAGCTCCGCGACCGCGACCGCATCGACGACGTCGACGCCGCGCTCGTCGCCCTCAACCGGATTCTCTCCGACCAGCTCGACGCCGCGTGTCGCGACAAGGCCGAGTCCCGGTTCACGATCGCCGCTGTCGCTGGCCGATATCACCAAGCCCTCACGGCGCTACTTGCCACCGGCGCACCGGATGACCTCGACGCCGACCTCACCCGTCTGCTCGCCGGCGCACTCGACGAACCGCTCCCCTGACCGCCAGACCGACGGCAGCGTCGCCGCCCGGATCGCCAAGGTCCTCGGGCGTCCCCTCATCCCGTGGCAGCGTCACGCCCTGGACCTCGCCGGCGAGATCGATCCGGACACCGGCCGCCACGCCTACCAGCGCGTGGTACTCATCGTCCCCCGCCGCGCCGGCAAGTCCCTGCTGATGCTGGCCCGCGGGCTCGCCGGTGGGCTCGCCGGCGCCTCGAGGCGCTCGTTCTACACGTCGGCGCACCGAGAGAACGCCGCACGCATGTGGCGCGACGACTGGTTCCCCGCAGTGCAGTCGTGCCCGCTACGCAGCTTCACCAAGCTGACCCACGGCAACGGCACCGAGACGATCACGTGGCGGGCGAACCGCTCGACATTCCGGCTGGTCGCCGCGACCGGCTCGGCGATCCGTGGTGCGGCGACGAACCTGGTGGTGATCGACGAGGCCCGCGAGATTCGCCCCGACGCCGGCGACGCCCTCGAGGCAGCCGTGTTCCCGACCCAGGCGACCGGCGCCGGTGGGCAGACGTGGATCGTGTCGAACGCCGGCACCGCCGACTCGCTGTGGCTGGCCCGCTGGCGCGACCTCGGCCGCGCCGCGGTCGCCGCCGACACCCGCCGCGGGCTGTGCTACATCGAGTACGCCGCACCCGACGACGCCGACCCCGACGACGAGGCCACCTGGTGGCAGGCACACCCTGCGCTCGGCTACCACCTGAACATCGACGCGATGCGCGCCGATCACCAGGTGATGTCACCGGACGTGTTCGGCGCCGAGTACCTCGGCCGCTGGCCCGAGTCGCTGGTCGATTCGACCCTGCTCGACGCCTGGCACGCCTCGCCGCTCGTCGACGAGCTCGTCGACCCCGTCGTGTTCGCCGTCGAGATCGACGAGGACCGCACCACTGCCGACATCGTCGCGGTTGGCGGCGGCCCCGGCGACCGCCTGGCCGTCGAGCTGGTCGACCGGCGCCCGCACGGATCGTGGGTCGTGCCCCGCCTCGCCGAGCTGTGCCACCGCTGGGACCCGATCGGGCTCGGGCTCGACGCCGGAGGCCCCGCCGCGGCGCTCATGCCTGAGCTGGTCAACGTTCCGACGAGGATCATGCCGCTGCAGACCCGCGAGACCACCGCGGCGGCTGGCGCGTTCCACGATCTCGTCGTCCAAGGTGGTGTGGCCCGGGCGTCCGGCGCGATGCAGCTCGAGATGGACGCCGCGATCATCGCCGGACGCCGGCGCCGGTCGGCTGGCGCGTGGCTGTATGACCGCCGCCAACCCGGCGCAGGCCCGCTGATCGCCGCTTCGCTCGCCGCATGGGTCCGTCGTGGCTCCGGAGCACCCCCGACGATCACCTGACTCGGCCCAGGATCGCCGTACAGGCCCGATCGCGACCCGTCGGCATGGGTGGGTGCTCAGTAACGCGTTATAGACGGCACACGGCCGGGTGATTCACCCTGTGCGGCGATGCCTGGACGTCGCCGAGCCGCTCTAGCCGCCTAGCGTGAGCGCGCCACCGGCAACGAACGGCTCGGACGGCTGATCCAGGACGCGATCGACCGGCGCAACGGCATCGGCGACCTCGACGTGTTCGAGCTGCCCATCGTCGTCGCCTGCCGTGACCTGATCGCCAACACCCTCGGGCAGCTGCCCCTGGTCAACTACCGCGGGAACCTGCCGACCGACGACCAACCCCCGATCGTCGTCAGACCGGATCCATGCGAGACCCGCCGCGACACGATGGTCCGTCTCGTCAACCAGCTGACCGGCCCGGGCTACTGCTGGGTGATCCCGACCGCGTTCTACGCCGACGGTGTCACCCCCGCGGCGGTGCGTGTCGTCGACGCCGGCGAGGCCGCCGGGATCTGGTCACCGCGTCACGAGCTCGTCGACGTCGTCTGGGAAGGCGAGCACTACGACCCGACGATGGGCGAAGTCCACCTGATCCGCTGGCGGATCGCGTCGGCCGACGCCCCCGCCGACGACGGCCCGATCGGCGCGTGTCGCCGTGTCGTCGAGTACCTCGCCGCCCTGTGGCAGATGGCCGGCTCGTTCTGGGAGGCCGGGTTCCCCTCCGTCGCCCTCGTCATCCAGCAACCGCTGTCGTCCACGCAGCGCAAAGAGACCAAGCAGGCGATGATCGAAGCGTTCTCCCGCCGCCACGAACCCGCGGTGATCGACCGCGGTGGTGAGCTGTCCCCGGTCGGCTCGAACCCCGTCGAAGCGCAGCTCGTCGAGTCGATCAGCTCGGCCAACGCCGAGGTCGCCCGGGCGTTCGGGATCATGCCGTCGCTGGTGAACGTGATGTCGATCAGCCCGCTGACCTACTCGACGTCCGAGGGAGAGCTGCGCAAGTGGCTGGCCCTCGGCCTGGGTGCGTTCATGGCCCCGATCGAAGCGTGCTGGTCGGATCTGCGCCCCCACGGCCAAACCGTCCAGTTCGACACGTCCCGGCTGCTGCGCACCGACCTGATGCAGCGCTACAGCGCCTATTCGATCGGCATCGACCGGTGGCTGACCGCCCCCGAGATCCGTGCCGCCGAAGGTCTGCCCTGGCCGCCACCCGAACCGCTCGACGGTTCCCGCTCCGCCAACTCCACCCCGTTCGCTGATCCCGTCCCGACCAACCCAGGAGTCCCCGCATGAACCGCACCCGCCTGATCGCCCGCGCCGCCGCCACGCTGGACCGCCCGGCCTGGCACCTCGCCGGGCGCCGCGCCGACGTCGCCGACGCCGGCGAGCTGACCTTGCGCGCCCGGATCGTGCCGTGGAACCAGCCTGAGCAGGTCACCGACGACGGCCGCACGTTCTACACCGAGTCCTACCAGCGCGGCAGCCTCGTCCCCGACCAGCGCGTCGTGCTGTACGACGGCCACACCCCGTCCCGGGCCAACCTCGGCGCCGGCGACGGGCGACGCACCCCGATCGGCCGTGTCGACGACTTCGTCGACGAAGCCGACGGCCTGTACGGAGTGCTGCACATCGCCGCGACCGCCCGCGGCCGCGACGTCTACGAGCTCGCCCGCACCCTCGGCTGGGTCGACGTGTCCCTCGAGGCCCTCGTCCCACCCGTCGACAGCGATGTCGTCGTGCGCACCGCCGCCGCGCCGGTACCGCTCACCGGTCTCGCCGTGATCCTGCCCCCGTACGCCGGTGCCTACCCCGGCGCGGTGGCCACCGCGGCACGCGCCGACGCCGACCCCGGCGACGACGACGATGACGACGACGACGGCCAGGGCGACCAGCAGGGCGACGGCGACCAGCAGGGCGACCAGGGCGACACGACAGCGTCGCGGGCGTCGATCGCCGAGGTGGTCCGCACCGAGATGGCCCGCTTCGCCAACGGCCGCCGCGGCCGCGGCGCCGCGACACACCCCCTCGCCCGGTTCGACAACTTCGACGACCTGCACGCCGCGGCGCGCACCGGCCGCCGCACCGACGCCGCCGAGCTGTCGCGCCACTTCACCGCCGCCTACCACCAGCACCGCCGCCTCGAGGCCGCCAACCGCTCGGTCATCGGCCGCGCGTGGCTCGACCAGGTCACCACCGACAACCCCGGGCTGATCCCGCCGGCATGGATCACCGAGGTGTTCGGCATCATCGACCGTGGCCGCGCCGGCATCACCGCGCTCGGCGGCCCCCGCTCCCCCGGCGACTCCGGCATGGAGGTCAACTGGCCGTACTACGACGGCGACCTGACGACGATCGTCGCTCAGCAGCTCGCCGAGAAGACCGAGATCAACTCGGTCAAGGTCTCGTTCAAGCGTGGATCCGAGGATCTGCGCACCTACGCCGGCGGATCGGACGTCTCGTACCAGCTGCAGCGCCGGTCGTCGCCGTCGTACATGGCGCTCTACGACAGGATCCTGCAACTCGCCTACGGCATCACCACCGAAACCGCGTTCGACACCGACATCATCGCCGCCGCCGCCGGCGCACACATCGCCCTCGAGCTCGGCGACGACGCCGACGGCGCGGCGACACGCGCCGCGCTGTTCGCCGCGTCGTACCGCGTCAAGGTCGCCACCGGCACCACGGCCACCGCGGTGCTCGCCGCCCCCGACGTGTTCGCCGCGCTCGGCGGCAAGGCCTGGCTGCAAGCCCCCCAGTACGGGACGCAGAACGTGCCCGGCACCACATCGGCCGCGACACTGCGGATCAACATCTCCGGGCTCGAGATCGTCGAAGCGATCGGGCTCGCCGCCGGCAAGGCCGTCGTCACCAACGAACAGGCCGCGTCGTGGCTCGAGGCCGGCCCGTATCTGGCGACCGCCGAGGACATCGCCAAGCTCGGCACCGACGTGGCCATCTGGGGCATGGGCGCCACCGGAGCGTTCCTGCCCGCCGGCATCGTCGTGCTCGACGTCGATCTCACCGTCACGCCGCCGGTCGCGGCCCGGTCGTCGTCGAAGTAGTGCCGGCACCCGAGTACACCACCGCCGCGCTGGTCCTGTCCCGGTTGCGGATGACCGACACGTCGATCGACGCGTCGTACGTCACGTTGTGCACCGCCGCGGCCAACGACCTGGTCGACGTCCACCTCGAACGACCCGACGACGACCCGCTGACCGACCCGTACCCCGCGCTGGTGGTGCGCGCCGCCACCGGTGTGGCGATGCGCATCTACCGGTTCCGCGACACCGAGACGAACCTGGACGAGGCGTGGGGACCGGAGGGCGTCGCGGTGTCGCTGCCGCGTGACCCGCTGGCCGGCTACGTCGACATGCTCGCCCCGTACCGGCCTGGCGCGGCGTGGGCGCCGGCATGAGCAACCTGTACGACGAACGCGAGGTGATCGCCGCCCGCCTGACCGCCGCCGGTGTCGCCGCGGTCACCGTCGACCGCACGATGGCGCCGCCGCGGGTGTTCGTCGGCATGCCGACCGGCGCCGGCGAGAGCATCGGGCTCGGCGCGTGGCGGTGCGCCTATCCGATCACCGTCACCGCACTGCAACCCGGCGACGAACCCGCGGCCCGCTGGCTGCTCGACCAGGTCGAGCTGATCCTGCGCACGCTCGGCCTGTCCGCGTTCGACCCGATCAACACCGGCGACGACGAACTCCCCGCCTACCGGATGACGGCCCGCCGCGACGTCACCAACCCCGACTGTTAGGAGACTCCCATGGCCCGCAAGGCAATCATCCTGAACCACCCCGAAGTCACCTTCGCTGACACTCAGGCCGGCCTGGCCACCGCGCCGACGTTCGAGTGCCAGTTGATCTCGGCGGTGATCACCCCGGCCCCGGTGTACAACACGATCCCGGCGACCGGTTGCGCCGGCGCCACCCAGTCCCCCGGCCGCACCGGGTTCAGCCTGGACCTGACCTGGTTGACCGACTGGGGCGCGACCGACTCGCTGTCGCAGTTCGCGTGGGACAACGACGGCAAGGCCGTCTGGTTCCGGTTCACCGACGACGGATCGGCCGCGGCGGGCGCGGCGTCCACCGCCGAAGGTCAGGCCTACGTCGCGGCCGGTGGGTTCGGTGGGACGTTCGGGGATGGGTCGGCGGCGCAGACCACCGCGTCGTGGCCATGTGTCGACAAGCCGACGATCGCCGCCAACACCGTCGCCGCCGACGCGTCGGCCTGACCGGCCGTGGCCACCTCGGTGGCGGGCCGGCTCCGCCAGCTGTCGGCGCAGCTCGGGGAGATCGACACGGTGGTGGTGCGCGTGGCCGGCGACATCGTGGTGGAGCAGTTGACCCGCCAGCTCGCCGCGGACACCGGCGGGGACCAGGCGATGTCCGGGTTCCGTGGCGGCCGCTACCGGCTCACGTTGCAGATCGACCCGCTCCGCAACCCCGCCGGTGTCCGCATCCGCCCCGCCGCCAAACAGTCCGGCATGTGGACCATCCTCGACTCGGGCCGTTCGTCGTTCGATGTCAACGCGAGACCGAACCGGCGCCGCAAGCCAGGGACGAAACGCCGCAAGCGGAGCCAGAACACGACGAGTCGCGCCAGGGCGATGAAGATCGGCGGCGCCTGGCGCGCCGGGCCGTGGAGCGTGCCCGGCTCCCTCGGTCATCACACCTGGTCCAAGGGCCGCGACGCCGGCATCTCCCGCGCCGTCGAAGCGGTGCGCCTCGAGCTGCACAAGGTGGTGAACGGTGGCTGACGAAAAGCTGCAAATCGACATCACCGCCAAAGACGACGCGTCGAAAGTCATCGACCCGCTGGCCAAGAAGGTCGACCAGCTCGAAAAGGCCGACGCCGAGATCGAAGTCACCGCCGACGCCGACAAGGCCGACAACGACGTCGACACGTTCGCCAAGAAGCTGGCCAAGCTGTCCGACGCCGACCAGGTCGTCGTCCTGGCGTTACGCGCCGGCGCCGCCCAATCCGAGCTGTCCGAGCTGGCGTTGGACCTCGCCAAGATCGACGCCTCCGATCCCGAGGTCGACGTCAAGCTCGCCCACTACGCCGAGGTGGCCGGCGAGCTCGACCAACTCGAAACGAAGATGAAGGAGATCGCCGCGACATCGCCGGATCCCGACGTGAACGACGCGGTACGCAACCGGCTCAAGGGCATCGGGGAGGAGGCCGGCAAGACGCAAGGCGCGGTGCACTCGATGGCCGGCAACGCGCTCGGCGACTTCGCCGCGACCACCTCGGGCATCGGTCCGCTCGGAGAGGCGATCGGCCAACTCACCGAGATCGCCGCCGAAGGCGAGACCTCGCTCAAGGGGCTGGCCACCGCCGGGCTGGGCATCGGCGCGGTGGCCGGCGCCGTGGTCATCGTCCAGCTCGCGATGAAGTCGTTCGCGGACGCCGCCGAGCGCGCCGCGAAAATCAAGAAGTTCAACACCGACGAGGTGGAGGCGTTCACCAAGGCGTTGAAAGAGGGCCGCGACGTCACCGACGACTACGTCGACCGGCTGCGCGAGATCGGCAAGGTCTCGGCCACCGTGCTGCCCAACGTCGGCACCGAGTTCGACAAGGCGTTCAAGTCGATCGTCGACATCACCCCGATGTTGCAGGAGGCCGGGATCTCGGCCAAGGAGTTCGCCGCCGGGGTGACCGGCACCTCATCGGACTTCGACCGGTTCGTGGCCGCGGTGGAGGCCACCAACCTGTCGCTCGAACAGCAGCAACTGATCATCTCGGCCGCGACGTCGGAGTACAACAACCTGACCGCTGCGCAGAAGAACGCCGACCAGTTCCACGACGTGTTCGGCGACCAGGCCAAACAGGTCGCCCTGTTCAACAAGGCGACCGAGGAGATGCGCAACAAGCTGGTCGGCGCCGACCGGGGCGCCAAGGGGCTGGCCGACTCACTCGGGGACGCCGTCGACAAAACCGACGCCCTGGCCGGTTCCTACCAGCACCTGTCCGACCAGATTTCCGGCGACCAGTCGATGATCGACCTCGAGGATCAGATCGCCGCGGTCACCGACGCCGGCAACGCCGCGATACAGGCGCAGAAAGACGCGAACGACGCGATCAAGAAGAACGCGTCGGACGCGACCGACAAGCAACGCGAGGCCGAGGCCGCGATGCGCGACTACGAGACACAGGTCAACAACGCGAAACAGGCGATCATCGACATGGCCGCCGCCGCCCACGTCAACCCGGTGGAACTGAAAGCCACGCTCGACAAGGTCGACCAGGGCGACCTGGCCGGCGCCACCGCGGACGCCGAAGCCTGGTCGCGACGCAACCCGGTGGACCTCACCGCGCAGATCGACATTCGCAAGGCCATCGCGATGCTCGGCGCCGGGCTCGGCAAGGCCACCGGCACCACCACCACCGTGACCGCGTTCCTCGCCGCACCCGACGCCCGCCGGCAGGCCGCGCAGATGGCCCGCCACGCCCGCGTGAACGGCCGGTGAGCGGTGGCCGCCCCCCCGTACGACCCGTCCGGGTTCGTTGACACCGACCCGACCACCTGGCCCCAGCCGATCCCGCCGGCCGTGCTGTATCAGGCTGGGATGGCGTGGACGATGACAGAGCCGGGCACGGTGCAAGGCCAGGCCGTCGATGTCGGGGACCTGCTGTTCGTCGTGCACCGTGACCGCCTGTTCGGGGATCTGCTGTTCGGTGATGGCATGTTCGGCTCCACCCCCGGCCAGGACTGGACCTACGCCGACGTCCGGTTCCTCGCCTGGTACACCTCGGCACCACCGGAGGACCAACCACCCCTGCCGTACTCGGGCTGCAAGTTCGGGGACACCGGCTGGTGGATGATCATCGACTGCTGGTTCAACGACGCCGAGCTGTCGCGCCGGTTCGGGGAAGGCACGTTTGGCTCCGACGTGTTCGGTGGTGGCGATCCCGCGGTGACCCGCTGGGTGGACATCACCGCCGGCTACACCGACGTGACGATCCGCCGCGGCAACAATGACGGCGCCCCGACAGTGGACGTCCCCGAGATCACGCTCACCTGGTACGACCCGACGTTCACCCGGTTCGACGTGACGACCCCCGCGGCGTGGCATCTCCCGTTTGTCGGTCGGCCAATCCGCGTCTCGTTCTACGACGACGGCTGGGTGTGGCACCCGCGCATCGTCGGCGAAATCGAAAAGATCGTGGACCCGTCGGTGTGGACCACGTCGGGTGAACCGCGGTTCGTCACCGTCGAAGCGTTCGGGCCGGCGACCGACCTGACCCGCACCCTGCCCCAATGGCAACGCCCCGCCGAGTCCGCGTCGACGCGGTTCGCCGCGCTGTTGTCGGCCGCCGGCTGGCGGTACGGCGACGCCACGGTGGTGTTCCCGCCCGACGTCGCGTTGGCCGCCGACGTCCGGCCGCGTGACGTCGCGGCGCGCGCCGAGATTGATCGCACCGTCATCTCGGCCGGCTGGACGTTCGACACCGACCGGCGCGGCATGCCCCGGATCCGGCCGTGGCCGCTCGAGCTCGGCCCGCCGGTGGCCACGATCGTGGATTGCCCCGACGGCGCCTGTGGTGTCGTCGCCACGCTGATCACCTTCACCGCCGACGAATCCCAGATGATCAACGTGGCCACCGTGACCAACGCCAACGAACCACCGGTGATCGCCCAAACCGTCGACGCGACGTAGGTGGACCTGTACGGGGGCAACGACCGGGCGCTCGGGTTCCCTCAGCTCGGGCTGGCGTTCGGATCCCAGATCGACGGCCAGAGGATCACCGACCGGGTCGCGTACCGGTACTCGAGGATCGTCACCCACGTCGAACCGATCGACGCCGACACCGCGGTGGACGCCCGGTGGCTGGCGGTGCTGGCCGATCTGGACACCGGCGAACACCTCACCGTGACCCGCCACCACCCGCGTGTCGCCACGCTCGACGCGATCGTCGTCGGTCTGGACGAATCGATCACCCCCGACCGGATCGAAGCAACGATCTACACCACCACCACCACCCCGACCACCTAGGAGGCCGTCATGGCCTGGCCGCCGCCGACCCTGCCGATCAACTTCACCGATGCCACGCCACAGCAAACGGCGCATCCCGACGCGCACAACAAGACGAACCAGGCGATCAATGACATCGTCGCCCACGTCAACAAGGCCGTGCAGTTCGCGGGCTCGATCGTGGCCACGACCCTGTCGGACGGGAGCGTCAACATCGCTCTGCCCGCGGGCATGTTCACCGCCACGCCGGTGGCGCTGGTGACCAACGGCGACGGCATCGCCCTGCCTGACGCGGTGGTGTCGGTGATGGCGTTGTACTCGACCGCGTCGACGCTGGTGGTCTACGTCGGCCGGGCGGCGGGTGGGCCGGTCGCCAACTCGACCGTCCGGCTCAACTATCTCGTCAGTCAAACGTTCTGAACCCAGGAGGTAAATCTCATGTCCTACGCCACGATCGCCCAATCCACCCAGGACCAAGCGCTCCGCGACCGGATCGTTGCCGGCACCGTCCAAGAGACGTGGAACAACCCCGAGCGCGGTGACACCGAGTTCGGCGCCAACGTCAAGAAGTCGGCCAACAACGGGCTGACGATGGTCTACCCGGTGTGTGTCGCCGCCGACGTCGAAGCCGCCTACGCGAGCGCGTTGGCCGCGAACAACCCGAACCCCGGAGGCGACCCGACCGTGGTCACTGACGGGATGATCCTGGCCAACGTCCAGGCCAAATGGCCGCCCGACGCGACCCCGACGTGACCGACGTCGGCCACAACGACGACGGCGAAGCCGGCGACGCCGGGCACGCCCTCGCCGATCCGCTGCAGGTCGCCCGCCGGTTGCACGAGGAACGCCGGTTCCTCGGCTCGGGCGAACCCGACTTCGACGACCTCGACCAAGCCACCCGCGACGTCGCCGTCGCCCTGATCGTCGCGCTGCTCGACTGGCTGGCCGAGGAAGGCACCGAACCGTGACCGGCCGCTACCTGACCGAGATGGCCGACGTGCTGCGCGCCGCCGGCGTCACCGTCGTCGAACAGGACGGCTGGCGCACCCGGGCCCGCAGCTCGGGCGGCTACAGCGGCAACCGGCCGTGGTGCGTCATGTGGCATCACACCGCGTCCGGCGCCAACGCCACCGCGGCGAACGACGCCCAGTACATGAGCTACAACGCGTCCGACAAGCCGATCGCCAACCTGCTCATCGCCCGCGACGGCACCGTGTGGGTTCTCGCCGCCGGCGCCACGAACACCAACGGCAAAGGCAACCCGCAGCCGTTCACCCGCGGCACCGTCCCGGCCGACCAGATGAACACCCACGCGATCGGCATGGAGATCCAGAACACCGGCGTGGGCCAGACCTACAGCCAGCCGTGCATCGACGCCGCGTTCGCCACGTCGCTCGCGCTGTGCGCCGCGTACGGCCTGGCCCCCGACGACGTGTGCACCCACGCCCAGTACGCCCCCGGCCGCAAGATCGACCCGGCCACCGCGGCGGCCGTCGCCGGGCCGTGGCAGCCCCGCTCGATCAACTCGTCGGGCTCATGGAACCTCGACGACCTGCGCGCCGAATGCCGCCGCCGCGCCAGCGGCCCCGCACCGATCCCACCCGACCCAACCCCGGAGGACTTCGACATGGAATCGTTCCTCATCCAGCACACCGCCCAGGGCTGGCTCGCCCTCGTCTACGGCGACGGCAAGGTGACCGGCATCGACAACGGGAACCCCGGACCGTGGACCGCCCGGTTCGGCGCGCCGCTGCCGACACCGGAGCCGATCTGGAATGACTTCACCGCCAAGGGTGGCTGACACCTTCGACGACGACGCCGAGACGTCGCCGGGCCGCGAATGGGTGGCGATCATCCTGGCCAGCGCGGTCGGGCTCGCCGTGGTGATGATCACGTTCGCGTCACTGTGGGATGCCCTGTTCCACTCCGACCCCGGGCTCAGTGAGAACGCCACGCAGCTGCTCGGCAACGCGTTCACCGGGATCCTGTCGGTCCTGTCCGGGTTCCTCGGCTTCAAGTTCGGCGATCGCCGCCGCCGCCGCACCCGCGACGACGTCACACCCCCTGAGTAGGTTGACCTGCGGCCTGTTGAGTTTTCGTGAAGTCGACGAACCCCAGGTCACCGCCACTCTCAGGCCGCCGGGAACTGCATCCCGCGTGAGATCCTCGAGGCCGCCCCCTCGACGCACTTCGTGTAGATCTGCGTGGTCGACACCGAGGCGTGGCCGAGCAGGTCACGTACCTTGAGCAGATCGGCACCGTCCTCGATCGCCCGGGTGGCGAACCGGTGTCTGAGCTGGTGGGCCGTCACCGGCGAGCCCGCCTCGTGCATCGCGCAGTTGACCCGCTGGGAGACCCGCCACGGCGCGTACCGGCGCCCGGACGGCCCGACGAACACCGCGCCCAGCCGGTTGGCCGAGGCGAGGCGCAGCTCACGTAGCGCCCGTACCACGTCCGGCGACAGGTCGAGCCGGCGCTCCACGGAGAACTTGCCCATCACCACGACGCTGCCGGCGTCGAAGTCGACGTCGCGCCAGTCGAGCCGCGAGCACTCCACGCAGCGCAGCCCAGCGCACGACATCAACCCGATCAGGGCGCGCAACTGCACGTCGCCGTCGCGCAGCATCCGCCCGACGTCGCGATCAGGCGCCGGGCGCGGCATGCGCCGCGGCAGACGTGGCGGTACGACGAGCTGCGTCGGGTCCCGGTCGACGAGGTCCTCGAGCATCAGCCACCGGTAGAAGGCGCGCAGGCAGACGATCAGGTTGCGCGACGAGCTGGCCGACAGCCCGCGGTCCCGGATCCACTCCTCGACGTCGCGCCACGTCGGCTTCGACGGATCAGGGTGGCGCTTCGTCCACTCCACCGCGGTCGCCCACCGCGGGCGGATCGTGTTCATCGAGTACCGCGTCCGCATGTGTCGCCGGTATGCCGTCAAATCCACCTGAGCGTGTGACATAGTGGAAACAGATGGTAATCACCGGAAGGTAAACTACACCGATGGAACTTGTTGACAACGCACAGAGTGCGGCCGTAGCTTCACGCGGCGTCCCGCACTACCTGACCGCGGAGGAGACGATGCGCGTGCTGCGAATCACCTCACGAACGACCCTGCAGAAGCGCATCGACGCGGGGCTCAAGGTGCACCGCGATGGGCGCCGGCTGCTCTTCGACCCTGCTGACGTTGCTGCGTACGTCGACTTTCGATGCACTTCACCCGCCCCTGGTCAGGTGGCCTGATCCGATGTTCGCCGCTCTCTACGTTCACGAGCACGGGGCGTACGCCGACCTCGACGCAGACCTCTGGCCGGCGGCTCGCGACGCCCGGTTGTACCGGGGATCGTTGCCGGTCGTCGCGCACCCGCCGTGCGAGACCTGGTGCCAGCTTGCACCGCTGG